CAGTAGAAGCTGCACCATTCGCTGTTATTGTAACAGCTTTAAGCGAAAACTTAGATTGAATATCTACTGAACCTGTGCCTTTACCAGCAAGTTCCAGATTTAAGTTTGTTCCACCACCAACTGCGTCGACGGTTGGATTACTGCCTGATGCCGCGTTACCAATTGCTACATTGTTAATTGCTGAACCAGCTTTAGTAAATGTGATAAGCTCGTTAGCAGATGAATCAAGAATCAATCCTAGTTTACCGGAATTAATTGTTGGTCCATCAAGAGTTTTAGCACTCAGGGTTTGAGTAGCGGCGTTAAGTGTAACAATACCACCAGCATCGGGTAATTGTATTTGCCGATCAGCGGATGGATTAACTGCAGTGAGACGAGTCTCGTTACCATCTGCAGTAGCACCTTCAAATACTACAGCACTATCTTCAAGTGTAATTTGCGAAGATAGGGTGTCGCTGTCTGTACCTAAAAATTGGTAAAGCTCTACGAAGTTCGCATTAATTTTTGTACCGGCTGTGCGGAGAGTATCTCCATTACCATCATTAGCTGATGAGCCTATACCTAGATTTTGTCTTGCCATTTTCTAATCCTGTTTAGCTTATTTATATCGCAGAATCTGATGAAAGCCGCGTAAAGAAGTCATTATCCAAAGTTTCTATTGTCATTGCAAGATCAGGTCTACCTGAGTTAGCGCTGTCATCCAACGTGAATGAGTTCGGATTGAGCAATGTTTTAATATCGTCGTAGTATGTAACCCAGTCTGCAGCTGTAAGATCTGAATCAACTGTGTAATAGAACAATTCTTGTTGACGGAAGTCGATACGGAATGATGTTCCATCACTTGAATCTTGTAATCCAGTGTGTTCACCAAAAAGTGATCCGGTTGCAAAGGATGCTGTACCAGCAAAAATAGGATCGTTTTGATCAGATTCTAACGGGTTGTGCAAAGTTATTGTCGGTGGTAATAGCCCTTCACCTGATAATGTAACATCACCTGCAAAATGAAATCCGGCTGGATGAACAAACCTTTTATATAAGTCTTGATAATCTGATACTGACAGACCAGACTTAATTAAGATTGACAATACTTGAAACCGTTCTGCATCTTGTATTTTCTTTTGAGAATCAAAGCCGATTTGATCTGTACCTACAAGAAAGATATCTCTTTTAGGATATGCAACTTCAATATCTTCTCCAAAGAATCCACGAAAGAATCCTTCTGCAGATGGAGCTGTACCTTTTTGTTGATAAAAATTACCAAGCAATCTAGCCATCAACCTTGGATTTTTAAAGAAAGATGATTGTGTTAATCCGTTACCAATCTCACCAATGATTTCATCTAAAAAGTCTTCATCAGTGTCTGGAATATCGCGTGACTTAAATAAGTCTTGAGTTTTCTGATGGAAATTATATTTGCCACCATCGCTATCAAGAAACTCTTCATACGCTTCCATAAACGAAACGAACTTAGGATTATCCGCTTGGAACCACTCAGGCAAAGCAGTTGTAACATCTGCTCTTTTGAGTACTGGGTCTCGTCTATTTTTGTCTACTGATGTTATTGCCATGTTATGTTGTCAATGTTGTTGTTGTGTTTTGGAAGTCGACTGTACCAGCAGCTGAAGTAACTGCAGTATCTAGATTAATTATATAATTTCTAAGTGGCTTAATAGTGTTTTGGTTTGCTGGAACAACGGAGATATTTATTGATTCTCCATTGAATGCTGTTACGCTACTACCAAATCCATTGAGCACTACCTTTCCAGTAGTTTGATTATAACTTCCGATGTTGTCCTGTATAACAACTCCATTAGTAGAATCAAATATTTCTAGAGTAGTAGAAGATAATCTATTTCTTATAACGCAGGTATTCCCACCCTGTGTAAATGGTGTAGATGTTACAATCTGATTTACATCGTCTGGTGCAGCTAATGCAACCGGTAAGACTAACTCATAATCTCCTGCTGTGCTCAGTACTGGTGTAAAGCTTTGTCGCACTTTAACTGTCATATCAGAGTTCAATATTGCAGGTGATAAAGAGTCGATAGTTGTAAGCAATTGCGACCGCCTAAAGATACTATTGAACTTTCCAAGATTTGATGTAAAGAACGCAGCCACCTCAGTTTTAATATTATCCTGAAGAGTGTCAATTGTAAGGTTTGTTAAATCTGGATCAAAATCAAACGTGATACGTAATTCCATAAAGACATTGATGGGATCTACGAATTCTGCATCAATCGACATAACTCCTAAGTTAGGAGCAATTACGTTCTGAATAGTATTTTTAGTGTCAGTTTGTACGTCAGCGGAAATACCAGTTTTGAAGTCTAATGAAAGATAAACATCACCAAAAGTTGCAGGGATATTATCTTCCCCACCCCAAGCAGCAACGTCATCTAATATTGTTGTGAATCTTTGTTTAATAATAGCTTTGTAGTCTTCAGCAGTTACTAATCTTTGCTGAGATGCAAAAGTAATAGGTGCATTTGACTTGATTGACGCTATTGATTCTTTATCATCGCCACCAGCCGAACTTACAGTTGTAGTGATTGTTGGAGAATAACTAGTTCCGCCAATTGCTACTGTGCTGTTGGCAGTAAATGTATTGATAGAGTTTGCGTCTGCGCCATTCGTTGCAAGATATGTAACAACAATCTTATTTCCTGCAGTAGGCGCTTGGCCAAGTACACTACCATCTCCAAATAGAATTTCAAATTGTCCGTTAGGTGTTTCACGAATGATATAAACTTTACTGGTAGTGTCAATCCTTACAACTGTTTCAATATCGTTGTAAGCGTTAAATGTACTAGATGTTGTTGTATCAAACACTTCAACTTTCAAAGTGTCTTTATCTAGGTCAGCATCAGGGATCACATAGACTTGATTTTCGTCAGTATCACCGACTAGAAAAGTTTTAGTCTTTTGAGTTCCTTCAGTGATTTTAACAGCCGACAGTCCAGTTGATGTTTTGAATTCGAAAGTTCCAGTTCCGTCATTAACAGCGGTGTGAGCTTCTAATGTTTGAAACGTAAAAGTGCTATCACCAAGAGTTCCAGTGAATGTTGTAAATGCTGGTATCGTTGCGCTAGCAGTAACAGTGTCTGTAGTTACAACATTAAATCCAATAGTGGCAGACGATCCGGTCTTTGACGCTGGATAGTAACCTAGAGTTTCAGCGTGAGCTACAACAGAAGATCTTAGCTGAGATGAATTTAGGAATGATTCGTTAATTGCAAAGTTTGCAGTTAATCCATTTAGGTGTGTGTTATATGCTAAGACATCGAGGATGTTGCTTAGACCTGAAGCTTCAAAGTCATAATCAGAAAACTCTGATTTTGCTTGAATGAATGTTTTTAAGTTCGACTTGATTGTATCAAAATCAAGATCTGAAGATCTAATAACGGCCATTATCTTAACCTCGTGAGATTTATACTTAGTTCTTGTGTTTCTGCAACATTAACAACTTGAAAGATTACTTTTACATTAACTGAGTTTTCATCCGATAGTAATGTAGCTCTTACTTGACGCAATATAGCTCTTGGTTCAAAGTTTGCCATAGCTTGCGCTACCGCGTCTTCTATTTCAAGTTCATCAAACTCAGTGTCAAGGTTGAATAAGAAAGCATTTAAGTTACCACCAAATCGTGGACTAAATGGTTTCTCTCCAAAGTTAGTTAACAACAAATTCTTTACTGCTTGTTTTACAGCGGCCGCGTCTGATTTCTTAAAGACATCGTTATTGCCTTTCTTAGCAAAAGTCAAATCAATGTCGCTATACGTCTTCTGTCTTGAAGTCGTAATCGATGCGGTATCTAATGATCCGTCTTCTATTGAAAATACGCGTGCCATGAATCTATTTATACCAGAAGATTAAGGTTTAGTGGGCCAAGTTACATCATCTAGTGATGTTGCGCTGGTTGTAATGTCACGCAATGCTTGTCTATATGTAGTCATCTCACTGCTCATTGTTACATCACCCAGAGCATAAAAATCTGTTTCTGCTATTAGTCTATCTCGTTCGATGCGTAATAGTTTCATAGGATGTGCATTTGTTAGTTCAGTTAATTTTGCATTTACATTCGAGTATGTTAACACAACATCGTCTGGATCTTTACTTAAAATTGCGCTATTGTTGCTATCTGCTCCAGTAATTTTGTAAACGTTATTTGCAAAATCAGTTGCGTTTTCTACCGCTCCATAGACGTACCACTGAGTGCCGGGTGCTAGTGCCATTAATGCGTCAAGTATATGTGGTGGTGGATGACTAATATCATCGTATAAAGGTGTTGTCATACTGCGTACTCCATAAGTTCTATTGCTCCATATTTAGGATAACTGGCTGAATAAGTGATAGGATAGGTAGCCTCGGCACTCCAACTTTTCACTTCAAAATAAAAGTAAACTGTGCCAGTGTGTGAGGCATACAGAGAGGTGCCCCTAAAAGAATCAATTACTGCGGTATCCCAGCAAAATCCCCAAGTGCCAGAAGTATTACCCCCATACCCAAGCGCACCCCATCCATGCGCAGGCCCATTGTCCAGTGCATCTACTACATAACTAGAGTTGTCAAGGCTAAGCCTCAGTCTTATTCCAGTGCCGGAGCCTGGGCCGGCATGATATACAGGCAACCACCAATTGATTAGCAAATGACTACTGTTGTGTTGTTTTGTATAAGTGCATATGTTACTATCATCTCCGGTATAAGAACCAGTTTCATCATCTCTGTTAATATCCAAGGTATAAAAACTTGTAGCGGTTGTTCCTATATGGGCGGTTGGCAAATCTCCAGTGGTCCAACTTGATGATCCAATCGGTGCTCCGGGGTAAATTACAGGCATTATGCTAGATACTCCCTTATGCTGATTGTTCCGTATTTTTTATTGGCATCGGCATAGGTGATCCAATAAGTCGTATCTGTTGTCCAATTTGCTCGCTGAAAATACACATACCAATTTCCAGTGTGTGCAGTTGTATTAGTGCCGTGTTGTAAATCAAACTGCCTGCTATCCCACATAAGTTTTGTAATTCTTGCTGCGTTGCCGCCGTATCCCATAAGACCCCATCTGTGATTAGGACCATCAGCTAGTGCATCAATATAATATGTGCTGTTGTCCAAACTCCACTGGCATCTTACACCATTGCCGCTGGATCCGGGAGTAATATAGCCGGGAAAACTTGCAGAGAATATGATGTAACTGTTTGAACTTTGTTTTTCAAATTGTAGTACATTAGTACTGCTTGAGGCTCTAGGGCCGGTGTAACCAGTTCCATTAATAT